GAAGTTCGTGTAGTTGTACACGTACATCCTACTTATTGTATTGCCGCCATGCATGCCGGCATCGACCTAAGCACAATTAGCGATGCGTTTCCAGAACTTAATCGATATACTCGAGTAGCACCTAATGTAGGAGATGTTGCTCCTATAAGTCAAGAGCTTGCTGATGAATGCCATCAGAATTTAAAGTTAGACCGAGATGGCAATATCGCATACGATATTGTAGGCATTAAAGGTCACGGAGTAGTTGCTGTTGACACAAGTCCTTGGCGTGCCTATGAGCATATCGAACGATTAGAACACATTTGCAAGATTGTTTTGGCTAGTGGAAAATATTAAGTTTGCTTGGTGGCCTACTAGAGTAACTAGTGGAAAGTGTGTATGGTTAAAAAGATACATACAACATCGCAATCTGTATGATGAGTCGACTGGTCGTCCACCGTTGAATAGTTTACATTTTGTATGGACTGAGACGGTACAAGAAAAGACATGGAGACTATTGAAAGAGTCAGTAGTACACAACAGAAATATTTGGAATGATCCTAAATTAATTAAAGAAGATAATATATGAGTAAAGAACAATATAATTTAAACACAAAGACAGACTATCTTAATCGTAAGATGTTTCTGGATCCAGCCGGACCAGTTACTATTCAACGATTTGAAGAAGTAAAATATAAAAAGATTGCAGACTTTGAAGCTACCGCACGTGGCTTCTTTTGGCAACCAGAAGAAATTAGTCTTAGCAAGGATGCTAACGACTTTAAAGATGCTAGCGATGCTATCAAGCATATTTTTACCAGCAACTTACTACGCCAAACAGCACTAGACAGTTTGCAAGGACGTGGTCCTAGTCAAATCTTTACACCTGTTGTATCATTGCCTGAACTAGAAGCATTGATCTATAATTGGACATTCTTTGAAACTAACATTCATAGTAAATCTTACAGTCATATTATCCGTAATATCTATAATGTACCTAAGGATGTTTTTAACACTATCCACGATACTAAAGAAATTGTTGGTATGGCATCGAGTGTTGGCAAATACTATGACAATTTGCACTTGATCAATTGTCGTAAGGAAATGGGAGAGTTTGTTTCGGAGAACGAACATATTAAAGCAATTTGGTTAGCATTACATGCTAGCTATGCACTAGAAGCGTTCCGATTCATGGTGAGTTTTGCCACATCATTGGCCATGGTAGAGAACAAGATCTTTATCGGCAACGGAAACATTATTAGTTTGATCCTACAAGATGAATTGCTACATAAAGGTTGGACTGCTTACTTGATCAATCAGGTAATCAAAGAAGATCCGCGCTTTGCTAACATCAAAGCAGATTGCGAACAAGAAGTGTACGAAATGTACATGGATGTTATCCGTGAAGAAAAAGATTGGGCAGAATATTTGTTTAAAAAGGGCCCAGTTATTGGCCTAAATGCAAACATCCTTAGAGACTTTGTTGACTATACGGCAGTTGGTGCGCTTAAAGATATTGGCATCAAGTATCAGCAAGTGGCTCCTAAGTCTACTCCGATTCCTTGGTTCAACAAGCATAGTGACACTAGTAAAAAACAAACAGCGTTACAAGAGAACGAATCAACAAATTATGTCATCGGCGTTATGTCCGATGCTGTTGACTACGATGCGTTGCCATCGCTATAATACATAAAAGGAATTAATATGAAAGCAGTAGTATGGAGTAAGAATCAGTGTCCGTTTTGTGTACAGGCAAAAGCCCTATTAGAAATGAAAGGCATTGAATTTGAAGAACGCAATGTTCAAACAGATTGGACTAAAGAACAGTTATTAGAAGCAGTACCTACAGCCAGAACTTTACCGCAGATATTTTTAGACGATAATTATATAGGCGGGTTTACAGAACTCAAAAAACATTTCGAAAAGGTATAATATGTTAATCAATAAAGGTATCGCAGAAGGCGAAGTAGTCACAATTAAAACAACAGCAGGCGAAGAAATCCTAGGTAAGTTAGTATCCGAAACCCCAATGGGTGTTACTATAAAGAAACCATTGTGTTTAACAGCAACTAAGGACGGAGTTGGTCTAGTTCCATTTTTGTTTACTACTGACACCGATACTGAAATCACTATAAATAGACATAGTATCATGGTATTGGCTCCTACGATGAAAGATGCGGCTGATACATATATTCAACAAACAACAGGAATCAAATTAGTCTAATGCCAGCTATAGCACTAAAAGGCGGTAAGAGTTCAATTTCATGCACTGACGGTGCAAAGGGATCCTCTTGCGGCAAAAATGTGTGGCATTGGGATACTCCTACAACTCAAACTAGTAATGCAGGCAGTAGTGATGTGTTTGTTGAAAATATCGGTGTTGTTCGTAAAGGAGATGTTATGTCTTCTCATCCGGACGGCAACCCTTGTACTTCAAGTCCAATCAATCACGCTCCTGCACTAAGTAGCTCTAGTGGCACAGTATTTGCCAACAACAAAGCAATTGGCCGAATCGGTGACGTTTACGATTCCGATGGCCATTTTGATCACAAAGTAGCATCTGGGGCAAAAACTGTTTTCGCAAACAGTTGACATTATTTTCTCCAGGCTGTATACTACACATAAGTACTCTGTACTTGCCTTAAAGGAGAATTAAATGGCTACAAACAAATATGCAGAATTCACTGCAATCATCGAAGCAATGGAAGCAGATTTTGAAAAATTCTACGACAAAGAAGTTGGCGCTGCCGGCACTCGTGTTCGTAAGCATTGTCAAGACCTAGCTAAGTTGTGCAAAGAAACTCGTAACGATGTTACAGCAGTTAAGAACGCACGTAAAGAAGTAAAATAAGTCAACTAAATATTAGTCTAAGGCGTTATATTAATATACGCTTAAAGGAGTATAATATGAAAAAGTTACTTTTAGCTTTGTCATTGTTGGCAATTGCAGGATCGGCTAGCGCACAATGGCATCATCATGGTGGTTACTATCGTGGCGGGTATGGCGGCAACTGGGTTGCCCCTGCACTTATTGGTGGTGTAATTGGATACGAACTTAGTCGTCCTCGTTATTACGAACCACCGGTAGTCGTTCAACAACCTGTGATTGTACAACAACAGCCTGTATACTCAGTAACACCTGTACAAAATTGTACAGTATGGACAGAAACACAACACGCTGATGGCACTATCACACGTACAAGGACCTGCACACAATAATGGCATACTCAGACAAGGTCATTGACCATTACGAAAATCCACGCAACGTTGGGTCGTTTGATAAAAATGATCCAACTGTTGGAACTGGTATGGTTGGTGCACCTGCCTGCGGTGATGTTATGAAGTTACAAATAAAGGTAGACGAAGATGGTATTATTAGAGATGCTCGTTTCAAGACATATGGATGCGGTTCAGCAATCGCCAGTTCGTCGTTGGTTACAGAGTGGGTTAAGGGTATGCATATTGATGATGCTAGTAAACTTAAAAACTCCGAAATCGCAGAAGAGCTTGCACTCCCTCCTGTAAAAATACATTGTTCAATCCTAGCAGAAGATGCTATCAAAGCGGCCGTAAATGATTACCGTAACCGACACAGCATACAAAAAGATTAAACAAAATTTAGAACGTCGAGGTAAAGGCGTAGGTATCCGTATAGGTGTAAGAACTACAGGTTGTAGTGGTTTGGCCTATACTATGGAATATGTAGATACGTATGAAGCTGAAGTAGGTGTAACTAATTTTGGGCACCAGGATTTTGTACTATTAGTTGATGCCAAAAGCCTAGTTTATTTAGACGGGCTAACAATGGATTGGGTCCGCAATGGACTTAATGAAGGGTTTGATTTCATCAATCCAAACGAACGTGACCGTTGTGGTTGCGGGGAAAGTTTTCGAGTATAACACTATTTGACATAAGTCAATTTTACTAGTATAATACTAGTATTGTTATAACTTTTGGAGAACATTTTGACTATGCATTTGTTACCGCCTATGTATTCTACTACAGGCAAAAAGAAAGGCAAAAAGAAATTCGCTTCGGCAGAACATGCAAGGAAGGCAAGAGAATTGGATGAGTCGTGGAAAGAGCTCCAAAAGAAGTGGGGCATCGAGGCAGAAGAAAAGAAACGTGCTCGAGCTTTGAAGGCACCGGGATTAAGCGGACACTATAGTTTGAAGATTCCTGAAGGCCGCGATACTACATCGCATCTTAAAAGTGTTGACACTGGCGGAAATGCTACCTTAGCACCTGCCAAAGTTTATACAGGAACTAAAGTAAAAGGTATTGCAACCATGCACAAAAGCAATGCCGTGCCAATTTTTAGCGATGAAGAGGCAGTTGATATCGCTCGTATGAGGCGTTAAACAGTGGTCGGACAATATAATAGTATATTACCTCGAGATACAGAGGATAACTATATATTGTCCACTAAAGTTTTAGAGGGCAAGGCTAACAAAAGGAGAAAAAACAACAGCCCAACAACAATTAATGATGGTAGTAGCGATACCTCATCCACCGTAAAGGAGAAAAAAATGATACGGATTATCAAATTAGCAGTAAACTTATTCGTTATATTAGCAATAGGATTTACAGCGCAACATGTAGTACTTTCGAAATTTCGAAAGTTAGAAGAAGCTCGTGAATCGGCTAGCCCGGTTACAGCAAAAATGAGACAAGCTCAATTAGAATGCCTAGCACGTAATATCTATCACGAAGCAGGTAGTGAGCCATTTGAAGGTAAAGTTGCAGTAGCACAAGTTACTATCAACCGAGCAGAAAGTAGTCAGTTCCCAAGTGACATCTGCCAAGTAGTTTACCAAAAGAATGTAGTCTATGAAAAAGTGTTTTGCCAGTTCAGTTGGTATTGCGAAAAACCAAACGCACTACGCCCAATGAATGGTCCAATCTATACTGAAAGTATGGAAGTGGCAAAAAAGGTTCTACTTGAAGGATTTAGACTTCCTGATTTGAAGAACGCCCTATACTTCCATGGTGATTATATACAGCCAGGATGGAACAAGAAACCTGTGGCTAAAATCGGCCGTCACGTATTTTATAATTAAGGACTAACATGAACGCACAAACACAAGTATTTTTAGATAAAACTAAACAAGCAATCCATGATTTCTTTGATTTGAATCTATGGGTTAAAAATATTAAAGAACATGCTCCGCAAGTGAGCGCAGAAACAATGGGCTGGGTAGCAGTAATACTATTGCATTTGGCTACAATTCCAACATTGTTGGCAGTCCTTACTGGACTTACTGAAAAAATGCCACCAGTGGATCTAGTGCTATTTGCATGGTCCGGGTTGTTTTGTTTCTTTGTCAAAGCCGCTATTCAAAAGGATTTCCTAAACATTGTCACTATTGGCTTTGGATTCTTTGTACAAGCAGGTTTAATGGCCACAATTATCTTTAAATAACCAATAAGATTGCAATAAATTGCCCTTACTGTATAATAAAGGAATGGGCAATTTACTGATAAATATCTTATAATACAAGGAGTAGGTATAATGGCCTCAGGATTTATTAATGACAGTAATCAGCTACAAGCTGAAATGTACAAAGTGATTATTACTATGAGTAATAGCACTTATTACCCATCAGCTTCGGCAACAGTTGCTGACAATGGTGGCGTAACACCTAACACAGCAGACGGTTTTGCATCGTTGCCGTCAACAACAGCACTTGGTTTAAACCGTGCTCGTGGAAATATGCGTTTCCGCAATATTGTAAACCGTTTAACAGGTTTGAGCGATTGCCAAATTCGTGATATTACTATCACGGAAGCCAACGGAGATGCACAGGCTACAAGTTTACAATTTACAGTAAACTATGAGCGTCCAGCATTTATTCCAGTTACTGGAACAGCTATTGATGGCACAACTGCAATTACTACAACAGCTCTTGCTTTGAGAAATGCTGTAGCACAAGGCATTCGTGATGCAACTACTGGTTTGATGAGAGCATACGATCCGTCATTACCAGGCGATACAGAAGTTAGTGTTTCAGTATCACAAACAGGCGCAACTGCAACCCAAACATTTGGTACTGTAGCAGTTACGTTAATCGACGAATCAACACTTTTTGATTAAGCACATCGGATGATTTTAGCGTACCTACTCCTACTCACAGGATTAACAATATCAGCGGTCGCAATCTACTATTCAGTAGTAGGTTTGACCGCTATATTTTCTGCGGCGGCCATTCCAATTATAATTATGGGTTCGGCTTTAGAAGTAGGCAAACTTGTCTGCGCCTCTTGGTTAAAAGCCAATTGGGAACGTGCTCCTCGCTTTATGAAGTATTACATGACCATTGCCGTGGTTGTGTTAATGCTTATCACATCAATGGGTATCTTTGGATTCCTTTCAAAAGCACACAATGACCAAACTTTAGTAAGCGGTGATGTTGGAAGTAAAATAGCAATCTATGATGAAAAAATCAAAACTGCCAAAGAGAATATCGAAGCTGACAGGAAGCAACTTAAACAGATGGATGAAGCGGTGGACCAAATTATGGGTCGCTCAACAGATGAAAAAGGTGCGGACAAGGCCAACGCTGTACGTAAGAGTCAACAGAAAGACCGCATTTCGCTTGCCAAAGATATTGAAGCCCAACAGAGACTTATTGCAAGTCTTAACGACGAAGCGGCCCCAATACGTGCAGAAGTACGTAAGGTCGAGGCCGAAGTTGGCCCAATTAAGTATATCGCTGCCTTTATCTACGGAACAGCACCTGACGAGTCCATGCTCGAACGAGCAGTAACTTGGATTATTATTCTTATTGTTATTGTATTTGATCCGCTTGCAGTTATCATGTTGTTAGCCGCACAAATGACTTTTGGGTGGACTAGAGAACAAAAAGAACGTACATGGGTTGATGACCAAGCAGAAGAATTGACAGAAGCATTTAATGTTCCTGTTGAAATCACCGAGCCAGTTGTTGATAACACTATTGTAGAAGTATCCAGGGACATAGGCCCATTGCCAGAATTATTCCCAGATCCAGTTCCAACCCCAGAGCCTACAGCAGACCAAACTGTATCCGTTAATCAAGCTCCTATGGCATTCGTTGCAGATGAAGACAGCGAATTAGCCAAATGGAATAAAATGATAGAAGAAGCTGAGAAGGAAGTTCTTGCTCAACAAGAAACTACTATGGAAGAACGTTTGGCTACTGGTGAAACATACATTAATGAAGATGGTGTGGAAACACCTTTAGACGAAGAATCAAAAAAAAAGACTTACATGACCAAGAACGAACAGGGTCAGATAGAAATCAAGAACCGATAGGCTACGTACAAAATCAAGAACAATCAACTAATACAATATGGGCAAGAGTAGCAGGCATTAAACCAAGAGAACAATTATACATAGAATACTCGAAAGATCAATTCGAAGGATTACAAGTTGATAAAAACATTGAACCTGAGTTTTTTGAATTTATTGAAGATATTAAATTAAATGGTCCCCGTTTTTACGGATACACTGAAGAACAAATAAAACAATTTGAAGAGCGAATATATGAACTTAGGTCGAATAACACTAATAACTCCGCCGGATAAATTATTCAATATGAGTTTGAGTTATCTAATAGTCAAACCGTCTAATGCAGTAAAAGAACAATTCCAAACAATCCTAAGCCATATGGTTGAAGATGTAAATGTGTTTATGTTCGATCAAGATGACTATGATATTGACTGGTTATTAAGCATAGCACAGCAAGTAGAAGTTATAATTATCGATATTGATAATTGTGATCCAATTACTAAATTATTTGTAAGTTGTTTACTAGGGCATCCAAATAGCCATTATATTAC